AGTCCCTTCAATTGGACTGTGGCTCGCCTCTCAGAGCAGCGATATGTCAAACCTCGCTATGAAACGAGACGTGACACACCGCCCTAGGCACTGTATCTCCACAAAGAACGCCAGTCAGAAACAATGGTACAAAACCTTCCGACCCATGAACAGGTCGTCACCAAATCAATGGTTGAAGGGAAATTTCCCATTGGTATCTGATTTCCATTTTTCTTTCATATAAATAATAAATAAAATGAAGCGATAACCTGTTCGCACTCATCCTGAGTTGATGAGTGATCCAATTTTTCAGCCTTGCCAATACAATACTGGAACCGAGACGAAATTCGTACAATTAAAATCGTCGGAAGCTTGTCTGAAAAACAAAACGCCAGTAGGCGCTGTACCCGCAATTGTACGGATAGTAAGCGCTCTTTGGCATTTACCAACTCCGGATGGACCAACCGGAGTAGCCGCGTTTGTGTTTGTCAACACCGAGGGTTGTGCCCTCCCAGCATCTGCGGTAAATGCTGGTATAATGAAATCTCCGATTTCATCATTTGTATTCATAAAACCACGTGCAAAATAGTGGTTTGTGATATTGCCCTGAGATACGGTGTCATTTTGGTCAGTGACACCGTACTCATAGAGAGTATTCCCAGTTGTATTATACAACACTTGGACTCTCATAGAGCCAAAAATTGTTCCATAACATGACATAATCAAGTTAAGGACGTCCGAACTCGTTGGCGACGCGGTGGGTGCCGTGGCCAGGGACGTTCCTTGACTCCAATATGTAATAAGAAATGGACAAAAGAACTGGACCTGTGACGAATTATACGTCAGGGTGTGAATCGTCCACGAAAACATCTTCGCAATCTGCCGAAGACTAGTAAACCGTTCACCAATAGCAACCTTTGATGGACCAAGGGTAGCCCTGGAATCTGAACCCATCTTGAACACCTCCACTTCAGGACCTGCCTGGGCGGAAAATGGTGACATTGGAGTGTGTCCTGTGAAGTAATAATCAGCATATTCGAAATCGTCCAACGCCGACACTTCAACAAGTATTGGGACAGTATTGGGCATGTTGTCTGGACACACAAGTGGGTCGACAACATACAGAACTACAGAGCCGAAACCCTCAGTCACGGCTTTATATGGATGAACAGAGACATATGGAACTTCGACCTCAAACTCACGTGTCGTTCGGACGTCAATAATTGTTCGTTGATATCCGAGCGCAAGATCTGACGTTGACGAAGCGGTAGTGCCACCAGTCTCAAGAGGTTGGAAGAACACACCGATCCTTCCAGAATAAAACTCATTTTTGACGAGCTTAAACTTAAATCTCAACCCACCACGATATTTCTTAAACATCACAGCAGGAAAAGACATTGGCACCCAAACATTTCCAGTTCCCCAAGTGGTCGAGAAATTAGACGGGATGGTACCAAGGGCCATAACCGTCGTACCACTTGTTTGACTTCCATTCCAAGTGGCTTGCGTGTAATATGCCGGTTTCGACAAGAAGAAGCTAAGAGACATCTGGTCTTCTGCGGCAGTTTTACCAATACCAGCAGCAGTAACAGAATTGGTAGAAAAGCCTCCCAATGGACGAGCTGTCGATGCTCCGTCGCTCACTTCAAAATATCCAAGCTTTCTGGTCTGGAACAGCTGTGGTGCAGCAAGAACAGGCGGCTTCGACCACCCGAAGACACCAGCAGCTTTGGACAATATCCCGGAAACCCAAGATGCTTGTTTCAAATATGGACCGACTAAAGGTATGTCGGACAAAATGGCCGCCGACTTCGACGCCTTCGAAAAGAACCCCGAAACTGGACCGATATTCGCTTTCTTTTGTTCAATTTCCGTTCCGGACTGGGCAACCGTTGGCGCGGACACCTTGGCATTAATAAACCTGCCATAAAGTGTATATCCACACGTATTTGCCGTGGATTCTGGAACTAACGGATAGTAAGGGAACAAAATGGCTTTACCGAAACCAACCTTGCTTGTAATCACAGATTGATTTGGCCAAGCTGCGACAGTGGAACGAAAAGGAACGACAAGTGTCACAGATGTATCATATGCCAAATCAATTTCAACATGGTTCAATTGTGTTATCTGAGTCAGCACAGAAGCATGCATTTTGTCATACGCAGCAAAATTCGTAGTAGTCGTATCGTGGCCGAATGATGGCAAAAACGCCAGAATGTAACGGCCCGCCTGGAACCGCATTGCGTTAACCTGCAGCGTCAATTCGACGTCTGCAGAAACGATTTGAGCTCGATCCAACTTCGTAGACCAAGTGGATATCAACGCGACAAAAGGATCAGAATTATATAATCTCGTATTGTCTGATGCAGCAAACGTTCCCGTCTGCAACTTGACAGGTCGTTCAATAAGAT